GATTAAGAGACAATTGAATCTGACTAATAAACTTAATCAGCTTCTCACGTTCAACTCGCTCGTACTCATCCTTGTCAATCATTGAATACAACCTTTGGCACAGGAAGTTCTTGTAATTGATCCAAAAATTGGTCGCGCTGGTCGTCAGTTAAATCATATTGATCGAACTCAGGTCCAATCGTCCAACCATCATCAGATGACCACTCTGCGGATACGATTAATCCATGCTTCGCATACTCCACTCCATCTATCTTAACTTCGAATTTTAAATTGACAGATACCCACACTTCCTCATTTAATATTTCATGAACTTCAATCATACCAATCTCCAGCAAATACAAATCCACTCTCGCGAGTACCGGTTACAGGACAATCAAACGTAATGACATCTCTACCACTGATATCCTCTTCAATATCAATTGAAGTTAGTTCGGTCGTTGAATGAGCGTTCTTGCAGCCGCTGCAGATGACAAACATATTCACTTGGCTCACGCTGCAGCTCCTGCAGGAATCTTTACGTGGCGAAGTACATCAGGCTTGACATATCCGTCTCGAGCATAACACTCCCACTGCAGATTCGTGAAGTCAAACAAATACAGATAGTCATAGCCGTAGATCGAATCGATAGGAGTAGGCTGTACCTCATGATCATCGAGCGTTCCGTCTCCAAACCGCACACACGTGCCGTCATGATCAAAGTTACGAATCTGAGGGCCGTGAACAAGTTGTTCAGCCTTGTCTGCAGAGGCATAGTGCTCCTGCAAAATCTTCCCTACATGCTTCGGATAACCGTCGTAATTACAGTATATCGTACGGATTTGTCCGCCTCCAGTTCTATACCCAATCGCTGCTCTTGTACTCATCTTTATGCTCCTGTAATATCTTTAAAATTAACTTTGGTAAACCCTTGATTATATGCCCACACAGCACACTTATCTTTCAGGTCACTAACATCAGTGCCTTCCATATTGATGAGGCAATTACGACGATACATTACCTGCACACACCGTGCGGTCTCTGCTGCTCCAAAAGGACGGTATGTCAAAATAGTAGCGGTCTTCTGTTTCATGCTAATTCCTTCCAGTAACGTGTTGGCACATCCAACAAAATCTTCTCAATCATACTAACTTGCTCGGGCGTAACATTCAACCACTTAGTCTCACCACGCTCAGAATGCAGCTTCAACTTGATCTGACCGTTTTCTTTCACACTATCTTCACCGAGTGGGAAAGGGGCTACAACGATAAACTCGTTGGCAATGTAAGTCATACTCATATCAATCCTCCAAAGAACGTTGAACCAAAACCTGAATCACTTCCATCTGCTTGTGCACAGGAACCTCAGCAATCAAAGCAGCAAGCTGAGACTGGAAGAAACCTGCAGCAAAACCCAAACCACCACTCGTGCCATGCTTAGCCTGCGCACAAGTGACGAAACTATTCAGGATTCCGTCGATCTGATTACGTGTCATCTTAACTGCCATCATGCTCTCCTTCGTTTGCATGTCCCCATTATCTCTCTGTTTGGTCTTCAACACAACAGTTTTGGTTAGTACTATCAGCTAAGAATTTATAAGGAGAAAGTGTCATTATTTGATTCCTTAGTAGAATGTTTGTTTCTTATAAATAGATCATATCATAGGAGATAAAGATGGCAGGTAAACCAAAACTAACATCAGAACAACGATCTGCAAATCGTAAAGAACAAATCAAAGCGTGGCGTGACAAGAATCAAGACTACAACGAAAAATATTATGAGAATAATAAAGATCGAACAAAAGACCAACTTCAGCAAAATTATAGACAAACAAAAGAAAATGCACCGTGGGTTCTAATGGCGCGAACAGCTAAGACACGTGCCAAAGAGCGTAATTTAGAATACAACATCGATGCTGAATATCTTAAATCTATATGGACAGATCTTTGCCCCGTACTTGGAGTCCCTATCAAAGCAGCAGTATATGAATCGGGAACGTCACGCGCACACAAAAGCAAACCTCAAGACCAATCACCAACTCTCGATCGTATAGACTCAACTAAGGGGTACGTGAAAGGCAACGTCGCTGTGGTATCCTACCGAGCCAACATGATAAAGAATTGCGGAACAGCAGAAGAGCACCGTCTGATTGCTGATTTTATTGATCGATCAATTTACCAAAACATACTTGGATAGTTGTTTCCAATCTGCACCACCTGTATTGCGAATTCTTGAAACTATTATCAAGGTACGCAAACTAATTTCTTTTGCAATCTCTTTGAACTCCTTGATTGCTTCGAGAGCGTCTTGTTTTGATTCAAGACTTATCTCAGGTAAGAACTCACCCGACTGCATAATCGTTTCCATGCGTTCTATTTTCTGATCAGTAGTCATAGAGAGATCGATACATATCGAACGACTTCTGATTGCCTGATCAATTTTCTCAGCTTTCATATTACTAATGAATACAATTCCACCTGTAAATTTGAAAGAGCGTGGCAGTCCATCATCAGTCAAACTAGTGTTCCATGTGATGTAACGATTGCCATATGAATCGAGCGCACCTTTGAGTAAATTTAATGCATCGGCATCGCGAAGTATGCTATCCGTGTCATCGAATACGACAATGCTATCTTTGTTCTCGTAAAGTAACTTAAAAAGGCCTTTTGCAGTGGAAAAGCCCTTAATTACTACGAAAGTCTTGTTTCTTTGAACAACTGTACCGTCATCAGCATCTGCAACCATCTCGGTTACATCTTTCAGACCAACGCTCTTCAGCGAGTTGATTACGGTGTGAGTCTTACCAAGGCCACCTTCACCAGTAATAACTACGGAAGGAGTAACGCGACGAGCAATCATAGATACGATCTGCTCAACGAATTGAAAGCGCTGATTGATAGGGAATTCCATAGCTTTGTTCTCAGCTTGAGGAGCTTCCTCGTAGCCTTCGATTTTCTGCTTGAGATAGTATTTGTTCTTAGAACGAGCAACTTCTTTGCCTGCAGCGTTGAATGCGACAAATACACCGTTAATGTTGCGAATTTCCATGTTAGCTCCTGTTGTTCAATGACCCCAGTATACAACGATTCAACAGACAACACAACGGTGTTTTGTACAACTTATGGCTAAGAATTTATAAGGAAAAAGTGCTATTTCCTCTTGGACTTCTTAGCAGGTTCGTTTTCAACAACAGGCTTCTCTTGCTCGAATACCCATTGTCTATGATCTTCAACCAGATCATTGTACTGCTGCTCAGTCACATCCTCATCATTCCATCGGAAGCGAGGTGTATCGGCTGAGGACTTGTCGAGCTTCGGTGAGTCCGTTTTCTTCTGTGCTCTCATCTAACAACTCCAGTTCAGCAACATCCAACTCAGACTTTGCTTCTCTAATTAATTTTAAAGCATAATCGAGATCATCGGCAGTTGCCCATGAATAAAAGTCAGTCAAGGTCTCTTCATCTGAGTCTAAGATGAAATGCAAGTTGTTTCGGTCCCAGTCATTCATCTTTACCATCCTTGTCAATTAAATTCATAAAGTAATTCAACATTACAGCAAGTACAAGCACGGACGCAATGCACACTAGACCAAAGTAGAAGTCTTCGAGATTCATATCAGCTCCCTGTACCTAAAAGAACGATTGTAGGACTAATTGAAGATTGTTTAAACGACTCAATGAATAAATGATGATCGTCTCCAGACATTGTAATTACTTCGTCAGCAGCTTTCCACAACTCAAACCAAGTTAGATGACCTGCAGGAAGACGAACAGAAACATTATGATATACAAGAGCTGCGTCTTCTCCAACAGTAATATCACTGTAACCGTATATGTTATTGACTTCGTAGATAGACCAAACAGTTGTAAATTTGTTCTTCATCTTTATATCATCAAACAAATTAGCCTTATCATCGAATTCTTTATCAGCTTGGTCACGAATAGGCTTGAATCCTTTTGCAATACTACACTTAGCCTCTCTCAATTGCTTCATTAGAGTAGGATGAATGATATCTTCCAACTCGTTTATAGCAGTCGTAAGATTACTCAATCCGTTATGGATAACTTTAACTTCGTTAGGTGTCATCGAATACATATTATTCCTCTATAAAGTCAACAGCAAGCTCTTTGTATCGCCAGATATACTCTTGACACTGCTCATACAAATCACGAAAGGCACGTTGCTCGTACTCATTCATATCGAGATCATCAACAGTACTAGCATCGCTCATTTTATTAAGACACTGGCTCAAGTCACCAGAAGTATTCTCGAACACACAATATGACATACTAGGCATTTTTATCCTCCACAAGTTTATGACAAAGGTTAAGCGTCAGCATTACATGATTGTAAACGAGAGCTCGTTGCAGGGTTGGTAATTGAGCAATCATCTCATCCAACTGCTCAAGACTTTCAGGAGTGCTCCACAAACCACTCTTAGGAATAGGATTAATCATCGGTCAAACTCACATTCTGTCTCATACTGGCTCTCCAACCAGTTAAGATATGCTGGATCGCTGTCCAGAATCATAATCTCAATCTGGTCCATCACTGCATTCATCTCTTCTATAAAATCAATCTGCTTCATATAGACTCCTTGTTTGCTATGACCCCAGTATACAACGGATTGAGGTTCGGCACAACTAGAGTTAAATAGTCACTTTTTTTTAGTCTACATCGAACCATATGTCGCGACCGCTGCGACGATTGGAGTAGTCATACTCACTTTCCATTGGGGGGAGAGCTGGTTCAATGTCTTCCCGAGTGGGCATGACAATTGTTGCATCTGTTTTTGATGCACGCGCAGCGTTGATTCGCTCTGTACTTTGCCAAATGTGCATTTCAGCTTTGTCAGATGTCTTGTAATATGTGCTGACAGATAAAGATTTGTTCATCTTATCGAGTGCACTATGTTTACGAACATTCGCACAACTGTAGCAGCAGTATTGTCCTCGTTTGGTATGCTTAGTTGAACAGCGAGGACATTCCTTTTCAACTATTGGTTTTCTTGGTCTTCCAGCCATGTATCACGACCAGTAGCGACTGCTGTCTATATTATCCCAATACTGTTTGTTGTTACGATTGATGAAGTTCTTTATAAGATATGTCACCATACCAAAGTATCCCATCTTCTTAAACCTACGACTATCTTGACCAAAATAATGTTTCATAATCTTGAACTTCTTCGGACTGTACATTCTGGACAGAAAGTAATCCTCGGATGTAGAGAACTTTTCTGGAAACCCACCAAGCTGTTCAAACTTGTCTCTACGAGTAAGCATGAACGCACCAACAGCAAAAGGAGAAAAGTATTTTAGGATGTTGTTAACGAAGTTGAACAGAGCAAATCCAACCTTTGCTCGTACATCGTCATCGTAACATTTGATATTTAAACCAATCAGATCTAGATCGTTGGATTCTAACTCTGCTACTGCTTCACGAATGGTACTAACATTGAAGAAACGAACATCTGCATCGATGAACAAAATATACGGTGTTGTAACCAACTTAGCACCACTGTTCTTAGCAAAGCTGACAGGTCCACCATCGATGACTTCAATATTCAATCTACCCTTGTTTGCCTCAATAACATCCCTAGTACGGTCTGTAGAACAATCTGCAATAATAATTCTTGTACTACCAATCATCTGTGGTCGCAAATGCCATAGCAATTTTGATATGTAATCCTCCTCGTTCTTGCAAGGAATTACAATTGTAATTTTATCACTTAATTGCATATGTATTTTTATGCTGGAATGACTTCTTCAAGGCCTTGAACCACATTTTCTTTTCTTGTACTTTGTTGTGATTAATGCAAGCTTCGTACATTTTCTTTAATATTTTATTAATCTTCATATCTGACTCTCCTGTTGATATACAATTTCCCATCTACCGTCATGGTGTTCGACAAGAGCAGAGCAAGACTCGACCCAGTCACCATCGTTCATGTATATGATATCATCGATTATCTTAATCTCAGGATGATGTATATGTCCACATATCACACCATCGAATCCTCTCTTCTTGCAGTATAAAGCCATATTCTTTTCATACTGAAATATGAAGTCTACTGCTTTTTTGACTTTGAGTTTAAGAAACTGACTAAGGCTAAAGTACCGAAAACCCAAACGATTACGAATCCAATTAATACTAGTGTTGAGTCTAAGTATGAAATCATATGCTTTGTCTCCTAGAATTGATAACCAAGGTGCTAGTGTAGTAATACCATCGAACAAATCCCCGTGCGTCACCAGATAGCGCTTCCCATCAATACCAATATGTTCACATTGATTACAAATATTGACACGACCAAAACCAATTCCATATGGAATAAGAGGTCTTAGAAACTCATCGTGATTCCCAACAACAAAAGTAACATTTGTACCTCGTTTAGAAAAACTTAAAAACTTTCGAATAACGTTGGTATGAGATTGATTCCACTTCCATTTGTTTTGTTGGATCTTCCAACCATCAATTATGTCTCCAACAAGATATAGATTATCACAAGTAGATTGCTTTAGAAAGAGTAAAAGTGATTCAGCTTTACAGTCTCTCGTACCGAGATGAATATCTGAGATGAAGATTGATTTGTACTTTGTTATCATGCATTTATTTATCTATAGTCGCCCCCATAACAAAAGAAGGAAGTAGTTTCATCATTACTCCATCAATCCCTTTGAAGAAGTTGGAATCTACATCGTGATACTGGTTAGGAGGAGGGTTGTGGTGGAAGTCAACAAATCGATTTGACCTAGTACCAGTATTGTTGTTTTGTTGTTGATTGGTCTGGATGACTGTATTGGTCGAGTTGTCAACCTTTGCACCGGGTGAGTTGACAATGATTGTACCAATCGTAATGTTGTCCCCGCTTATATGTACACCGCCTGAAGACTTTGGTTTTGGATTCTGAGTAGTGGATCTAACTGTTGTTCTTTCTACAATCACATCTTCCATCAGTACAGAGCTATTGTCCTCTTTTGGAACAGAGGAACAGCCAACAACACTAATAAGTATCGAACACTTCAATAGTTCTTTTAACATAATCTTTTGGATCTTTCACAAAGACCTGAGGTAGGTCACCATCAACAGCAATCAAAATTACAATTTGCTCAATATCAAGATTATACCTCTCCTTGCACATAAGAGCATAAGCAGTTGATTGAATAAAGTAGTTCTCAATCCACTTCTCCTGCTTTGGCTTACCAGATGTCTTATAGTCTAGGATTGTGTATTTGCCGTCATATTTGCAAATCAAATCCGTTGTACCAGCAGCTCTCAATCTATCGGAATACAACGGATATTCGATACCATACACCTCTTCCAAGTTATTGTCAACATATGGTTGAATGTCCAGGAATAGTGATGTCGTTGTTGGCATTTTGTCCAACGCAAAATCCTCAACGTTGGCCACATAGTCTTCCATCATTGTATGGAGCTTTGTTCCTCTTGTCGATGCTTTGGTTGAAATCTTATTAGCTTCTTCCTCACCAATCTTGTTTCTCCATTTCTGGATTCCATCTTTGGATAGCTGAGAGAGGATTGTTGTGACGGATCTGTACTTGTCACCGTTTGGTGTGATATAGTATCTCTTACCATCTATCTCTGTTCTTGGAATCTCAAGACGAGGAAGTGGTTTATGCTCAAAGTATTTGTTTCTCAATTTGATCTGTATTTGTTTACTACTCTGTCAATCTGATGTTCTCTTACAGACCTCGATAACGTCCTATCAGCTAGCTGACTATTAGGATGAGCCTCTGCAACTTTGGATAACACTTCTTTGAATCCATTATCGGTTTTGATTCCTCCGACACCAGAAACAATATTCATTGCATCACCAGGTTCGTAGTATCGTTCAATGCTTGGATTGCTTTCCATATACGAATCATATTCAGACATCTTCATTAAATGATCAAATATATCATTCGTTTCTTTATTTCGAAACGTGTAGGTCGCCATATTACTTTACTGACCAGTCACTGCCTTTGGGTGCTTTCTTAACTGCAGGTCTTTTTGCTGCTGGTTTCTTTTCAACTGGAACTTCCTCTACCTTAGCAGCAGGAGCAGGAATATGTTCAATTTCAGTTGAGTCGTGACGCTTTGCCCAGATCCAGTGTGTTAGGTTGAGAAGACCTCTTTCAACTGCATCCATTACCTTATTATTCCAAAACCAATTACCTTGCATTATTGTTCCCCTTTTGATATTTTGAATCTAACTCATCGTAGAAGTGATCGTACTTCCTATTTTGCAACGCTCTGTCAATGTCTCTTACAGACCTATCAAAGCTCTCTTTTTTAATTGCTTTAAACACATGATGTTGTTTCTCATCTAGTGTGCGAAACTGTTTATTCGTCTTACCCATTTATCCCTCTAATAGTCCTGGAAACATATCTTCTACAAACTTCTTTGTAATTCCTTTGTATGGAATCTTCTTATCTTTGACAGCAAGAAGCAACTCCGCATCTTCCTTATCTAGGTTCTCTAACATTTGAACAAACAAATATTCTCTACGTGTTTGCTTGAGACTGGGATTGCCACCCTCAATAAACAAATACAACTTACGAAGCTCGCTATAGAATACACTTTGAAGATCCGGAAGATCGTTTACTTTGTATGGTGGTGCTCCTTCGGGTAAAAGGAACTTGACCTTTGGATCATATGCATACTTGAGCAATGCTCTGAGTGCTGCACTGTCCCATTTGTTTAAATAATCTATCTTATCCTGCTTCTTTTCATATTCAGAAGTCTTTTTCAAAATCTCAGCTAGACCTAGTTTCATCATTTTTCCTATAAAAAGTCATTTACATTCTCCATCAGCGAAGATAATTTATGTTGCTGAAAGTAATTTATAATATTTATTTTCTTGGGATTATCAAGTGATCTATGATATTGCTCAAGAATAGCATTGGTAATGTTGTCAGGAATCTCTGTCAGATCAATCAGCTTCTTGTTTCTTACAATTCCTGTCTTGAATTCAGGAACCTCAAACAATTGATACCAATCCAGCTTCAACCACTCGTCTAACCTCGTCTTCATTATTTTCTTCTGTCTGATTCCGTCAACCAATACATTATCAGGTGACATTGCATTTGGAACACCGTCTCCACTATCGCCTCTTATTACAAGCTCTTTTAAATAGAGATCAGGTCTATCTACTTTAATATTCTTTTTACGAATAGGGTCAAACTGAATTACTCTAGAGCTATGAAGCTGAATGAAGTCCTTGTCTGCAGAAAGAATAAGGACATCCTCTGTTGTTTCCATTGCAAGTGTTGCAATGATGTCATCAGCTTCTGCAGTCTCCACATGGAGAACTATGTAAGGTAGATTGTCTTTGATCTCTTGTCTTATCTTATTAAGTATCTCAAACAAAGAAGACCAATCAATATTACTCTCTTCTCTCATTTTCTTACGACCAGCTTTGTAATATGGAAACAAAGCCTTGCGCCAATAATTCTTATCATCACAAGCAATAATCATCGGACCATAGACAACGCCAAACTTTTGTTTATATAGACGAAGTGAGTTGAGGATCATGTGACGAACAAGATCCTCCTGCACAGCTAGCTCTGTGTGGTTTCCAATTTGGGCCATCAAGTTAGATATACAAACTTGATTGAAGTCTACAAGAATAATTTTATGTTCCTTCTGGTCTATAATTAATTCGTTTGTGGTCTGCTAACATTGATATTAGTAAGTTCTGCCATTGATTCTTTCTATTATGCCAACCATAGAATGCATCGGTATATGCTTTTTGTGCTAGTAGTGTCTTTGATGTGTCTTGATGATTGTACAACCTGATCGCATTAGAAGTCAACTCATAGAAGATCTTAGCATGGTCTTTTGCATTCTCCTGCCACTGATACATCCAAGTCCAGTTTGATGATGTTTCGTACAGTGCACCATAGTTTGGATGGACACACATCAAACCAGCTGACATTGCTTCTAAAAGGCTGATACACGAGGTCTCTTGCCAGATATTTGGGTATGCGTATATATGAGCTTTTTGAAGAGCTGTTCGAATTTCGCTGTTAGGGACAGTGCCATGGTAGTTGATCTTTGGATGAGCTCTACAATACTCAAACAACTCTTTATATGGTTCATCTCTTTGTTCCCATCCGTATATCTTGAAGCTGGAGTACACATCAAGCTCAATGTTGTCAAACTCTTTACATAGGTTATCAAATACTGAGACCAGGATGTTGAGGCCACGATGTGGAGTTGTGTGATAGATCAGCTTGATCTTGTCTTTTGGTTTTTCAACATAGGGGATTGGTTCGATTGCGTTGTGAAGAACAACACACTTATGCCAAGGAAGACCATAATGCTTCTGGTATGCTTGCATCTGCCAGTTAGATACAAATACTAGCTTGTCAAACTTATTCCATCCGCCTTGCTTCAAATGGTCTGATTCTGGATCACCAGGTAAATCATGAAGTACTAATATTTTAATCTTGTTATCATCGACTTCACGAACACGTGAGTGTATAATTTGAAAGTACTCAAGGAGATCCCTTGGAAGTATTTCAGCTATTTTATATGCTATTAATTCAGTCCCACCCATGGCTGCACTATTTGTTTCGTTTGCTTGAATGATACCACCATTTATTTCCATTTTTAAATTCCAGTTTAGTTTAATAATGAGATCGATCTTATTATATATACGTTTGAAATGATATAAATATATCAAAGTCGAAGTTTTTGATTATACATCATAATTTAGGTTAAGTCAATATTGAAGAATTTAAATGGCAATATAGGCAAGGAAGTAATTGAAGCCTCACTAGCTTTTCAGATTACCGCAAAGTAAAATCCAACAACAGCAACAAGATTGCCGTGGTAACAAAACGGTAATATAATTATAATGCCACCATAAATAAGACGTGGTACGTAGATACACTACATTTATACCTCGGAGTGCACATATATAATAGGTGTGTTATTTAATTATTTTTATAGAAAACTCAAATGAAAATTATACTTGAACTTTATGTGGAAGAAGTAAACTTGATCTTACAATCACTTGGTAATATGCCATATGCCCAGGTTAGTAGAATGGTTGATAAAATTCACACAATATCCGGCCCTCAAATTGAGGGTATAAACCAAAAAACACCTCCTGTAGCTGCAGTCGCTGAGGAGACTCCTCAAGAAAAAAAGTAAGTCCGCTTCTTTTAAAAATATTTAAAAGAGCAAAAATTGGAGATACTTAATGTCTAAATTGAATTCGTCATGGGAACTGCTCATGACCTAAAATGGATCCGTTTACACTGTTCGCTTTGGCAAACGGAGCTGTTGCTGCAGTCAAAAAAGGTTGCCAGCTATACAAAGACATTAAGAGTGCTGCTGGGGAAGTCAAGGGAGTATTAAAAGACCTTGACGACCAGTTCAATAAAGCACATAAGGACAAACCGGCTAGTCCTGAAGCAAAAAAACAACTAATTGAAGAAAAGAATCGCGTTGTTGATTTAAACAAGCGTGGTGGGGAGACAACCAACATCTATACAGAGATTGGTGAAGCTCTTGGTGCGTACTATGATAACTACTTCAAATGTCTTGCAATTCTTGAACAACAAGAATTAATGAGTAAGACTACCGTTTACTCTGGTGACTCCAGTCTCGCTAAACGAGCTCTCCAACGAGTCTTGATGCAAAAGCAATTAGAGGCAATGGGTACAGAGCTTCGAGAATTGATGACCTACCAAAGCCCACCTGAACTTGGTGCACTATTCACTGATGTTGAAAAGATGACCAGGGCAATGGGTGCAGAGCAAAAGATTCTTATTGCTAAGCAAATGAAACAAGATGCAATAAAGGCTAAACGAAAAGCTGATATGATGAGACACTATCAGCTAGACATTGCTGCTGGTATTGCTTTTCTCATCTTAATGTTTGCTACAATGGGATTATTCATATACATCTCCTACGATGCACAAAAGAGATGGCCTCAGCTAAATACTAGTAGTGCCAGAGAATATAGAACTAGGCTTGAATTGCTAGAGATTCAAGAGACCCAACAAAAACTAGAACAACGAAGAAAGCAATTAGAAAGAGAAAACTAAATGACAATCGAGATCATTTTCTTAATGGTCTTAGTCGTGTTTGATAGTATTATTGCCTTATTATTGTTTTTTTATTTACTAAGACGGTTGGTGGATTCTTTGTGATGTTAACAAAAAAACAAACTAACAATTACAGTAAACCATCTTTAAGCAGTTGCTTTGTAATACTATCTCCTAGCTCAATCTTTATAAGTCTTTCAGGCTGCAATCCATCCTTGTGGACGCAAAAAGCATTTGCCTCATATCTCGAATCAAGATTATCTTTATCTATCTGATAATGCTCTAGTTCCCAGACATTGTGAGTCTGACCATTAGTGTTGTTGGGATTGTGTTTAGTGTATATGTGCCAGTACGGAATGTAATCAAGTTCATATATCTTTTCTAACAGCGGATCATTTCCACCCTTGTTGTTAAATTCAACATACAAATACGGCTTGTGCTTTTCAAGTAGCTTTGTTGCACCGTTAAGAACCTCTACCTCATACCCCTCAACATCTAGTTTAATTAGATTAAATGGATCTAGATCGATAAGCGAGTCTAATGCTATCAAGTTCGTCTCTAATCCTTTGTCAGTGCCAGAATTAAGTTTAAACTCACCATAGTTGACCTTCTCTCCCTCAAAAGGATTGATGTTAACCATTTTAATATTACCAGGCTTACTAGCTGCTCCTGCATGAATAGGATAGACATTGTAACAATCATTGATAAGAATGTTAGCTGCAAGCATCTCAAATATATAAATTTGAGGTTCAATTGAAATCACGCTACCTTTATTACATTTTCTAGCAAAGTAGATTGTATGAGTACCAATGTTAGCACCAACATCTATTACATTGGAAGTCTCGGTTAGTATTCCATCAAAGAAGTCAAGCTCTTGCTGAGCCCACTCACCGTAATAGTTAAGACATGCGCCAATTGGATCATCATTTTGGAAATGAATGAACGTGCCGTTTTTAGTTTTTGATTGAGTAATTGGATTATTCATAATATAAAAGTTGGTTGCGTAATAATTCAAGGGTTGCGCCCGCCGGACTCGAACCAGCAACTGAGGATTATGAGCCCACTGTGATACCATTTCACCAAGGCGCGCTAAATATATTTTTTTTAATTTCTTCTATTTGGAACGTTCCAAAAATCAGAGCCCTGCGCTCTTCTACTGAGCTACCCCGCAATGTTTAGTTGTAAATGTTTCCTATGCACTTTGCACATGATCCATGAATTGTAATATTTAGTTGGGTTTGTAAGAACATCAAACTGGTACTGATACTTCGCTTCGTAGTATGTGCATTCACCTTTGTTCTTACACATTCTTAGTATTTCACGTTTAAAGTGATCTATGCCAACAGCTTCAATATCTTTTTGCAGTTCATCATTGGAGCCGTAATACATCTGCCAATCAGACTCTGCTTTAAATCTCTTCTTCTTACCTTTGACCTGCCTGGTCTTCATAGCCCAGAACAGTTTCTTTCCTATGTACTCGCGACCAGAGACTGTGTTCGTTATTCTGTAGACGAACCCATAACACCCTTCTGGGATCATTGTAACTGGTCCATCTTCAAAGGTCCACATCAATCGTCTAATCTATCTTCATCGTAAAAGTCTTCATCAAATTCGCCGTCTAGTTCAGGATCAATTACTGATCCACAATAAGGGCAGTACATTATTACTTCATCTATATTATAACCTTCGACAGAGAAATCTGCCTCGCACATTCTGCAATTATGTGATTCCATATCCTACTCCTATAATTAAATGTCGGGACTGCTTCCCGTCTTTTCTTCTCCAGCACCCAACACACATGCTAATCTAGCATCATATTCTATTAGAGTCCACGAACGTGATTCTTTGTTCATTAGTAATGTTATATGACTATTATGGACTGTCTTACCAACCCATATTGGTGTTTCTTTATATATATCAACAAAATAGTTCATCACTGATTGAGCATCTGAACATTTCATTTGTTTGTTTAAATCTATAATCTCTTGGGCGTTTGCTATAGAGCTAGTTAGGCAGAATAGGAACGCCATTGCAATTTTACACATAATGGCTCCTTAAATAAAAAAAGGGAGCATAAGCTCCCTTCCGGTTACTATACTTGTATATAGTATTAGAAACTACATGTTACTGTATTTCTTTGTGTGCAGCCAATGCCTTAGTAAAACGATTAGCATGGCTACGTTCTGCTTTTGCTAATGTTTCAAACCAATCTGCTACTTCTTCAAAACCTTCGTCACGAGCAGTCTTAGCCATACCAGGATACATATCAGTATATTCATGTGTTTCACCGTGAATAGCTGATTCCAAAGCTTCAGTAGTAGTTTTAGCACTCATGCCTGTACCTGGATCACCTGCGCCGCCCTCGATCAAAAATTCCATGTGACCGTGAGCGTGTCCAGTTTCACCTTCTGCTGTACTACGGAATAAGGCAGCAATATCATTGTCTCCTGCTACATCGGCCATGTTTGCAAAATACAAATATCTACGATTAGCTTGTGATTCACCTGAGAATGCAGCTTTCAAGTTTTCTTCGGTACGAGTACCTTTAATAATTTCACCCATATTTTTTCCTTCAATTAGAAACTACGAGTGTATTGCAAACGTACACCGTCTTTTTCTTCATCACCATAGCTACGGCTCCAACGAACTGCAACAGAGTCTTGCTTAGTCAAAGCATATCCAACAGCAACATGGCCGCGAGTTGTCTGATACAACTTACCAGATTCAAATGCATTGCGGTAACGTGCACCGACATCTGCTGTCAAACCTACTACAAGCGGAAACTTAACACCTGAATCAACTGCATAGTAGCTAAAGTGAGTTGAACTTGTGATTCTTTCACCTAAACGAGCACCAACATACAATGCACCAAGACTTTTCTTTGCACGAACCTCAAGCGCTTGAGAGATTGATCCACTGCCAATTTTAGTTTGGCTGTTCTCCATTTTAATGCTATAGTCAACACCACCAGTTTTGTTACCAATAACTAAGCCTTCTTTGATGTTTTCTGCACCAGTCAAACGATTACTTTCATCAGAGTACTCTACTGATCCATAACCCTGAGCCATTGCAGAACCAACAGACATCAAACCCACAAGCAAAACTGCTTTTACTAATTTCATACTTACTCCTTTTATTTTCAGGCCGCCTTGGCCCACACATTTGACCAATCTCCACTCAACGCACCCTTTGCATAATCAGTCGCCCGATTTTCAAA